GTTCACGCCATCGCGCGAGACGAGAGCCGTCGCCTTCTTCGGCGGGTTGCGGAGGAAGATGTACCAGTCGTTATCGGTGATGCGCGGCGTGCTCCAGAGCATCACGTTGCGGCTGGCGTCCTGCACGATGTTGGAGACGTTCACGCCAGCGACGACGCTCGCGGTAGCGGGGACGCCTGCGGCGCTGATCCCGATCCCCTGGCGCACCTGCATGAACGCCTGCTCGAACACCTGCGTGTTGGCAGCGCCGTGGATGATGATGACGCCCGAGGCGATCTGCTCCGGCGAGAGGAGCGGCTGCCCCTTGCCGTCCTGCATACGCATCCACTGCGAGATGCAGGAGTAGTAGTCGGTCAGGATGCCAGCGAGGGTCGTCACACCGGAGCCAGAGAGCAGGTTGCCGTTGGTGACGCCGAAGCGCGCGACGCTGCTCGCCGTGGTCGCGTACATCGCCGCACCGTCCGGCGCGAGAGGCACCGCGGGCAGCGTGTTCGTCGAGTTGGTGATCAGGTCGAAGAAGAATCGCTCCGGCAGCAGGCCGAAGGACGTACCCGCCTGGCGGGCCATGTCCATCAGGCTCTGCGTCTGGTCGTCCCTCCGGTCGTACTTGTGCCAGCGGACGCGGCGCGCGAACGGCCAGACCACCGCCTCGAAGTTCACCGACCCGAAGGCGTCCACGGGGATCGCGTCCCCGTAAGGCCAGTAAGTCGCGTGCGGGGCAGCGAGGTGGTAGCCGAACTGCTTCGTCCGGTTGTCGATGGTGATGCTGCCGAGGTCCATCACCTCGGCTAGGCGGCTATCCGCCTGCCTGTTCATCACCTGGAGGTAGGTGTCCTCGAAGCCCGCCTGGAGTCCGTTGACCAGCAGGCTGGAGGAGAGCACGGTAGACATGGGTCAGTTCTCCGTTGCCAGTTCTGGCAAGGTCAGGGACTAGTTGAGGGCGTCGTGTTCCTGCGGCGTGTAGAGCAGCACGTCGGCGTAGCCCGCCGAGCGGAACTTCGACACTCGGCCGACCGCCTTCACGTTGGAGCCCGCGACGAGCGAGAAGTCCGCCGCGTTGTCCGTGGTGCAGTGAACGAGCGAGTTGAGCGATCCTTGCACCGCCGAAGCGACGGCGACGTTCAGGAGCTCGAGGCCAGAGACATCCACGCGCGCCCAGATGGTCGAGCCGTCCCCGACCGCGCCCTCGAGGCAGACGCCCTCGAACTTGTGGCCGGCCGTGTCGGCCCACTTCGCCAGGAAGCCCGCGGCGTTCGTGCCGACGAGGCCGCCAGCGAAGAACGTCACGCCGTCGGCGGCGACGAACGACATGCGTCCGCCGGTGCCGCGCGGCATCGTGTCGTGGATGGTGTCTACGGTCAGGTTCGCCATTGCGTGCTCCGTCGCGGCTTCGCCGCGCTGTCAGGTCCTTCGGTCGGGTTGTTCGGTTGGTGCCGCGTTGCCGCGGCTCACTTGGTGAGCTGGATTCCGGTGCGCGCCATCGAGACGGCGACGTAGCGCTCCTCGGACATGCGGACGTGGCCGCGGCGCTTGAGCTCGGCCCACTCGCGCGCGAACTGCGCGGCCTGCTTCACGGCGTCGGCGCCGTGCGCCTGGTAGGCCTCGGCGGCCTTCGAGCCGCCGGCGACCACGCCGTTCTGGGCGGCGAAGTTGACCGCGGCCGCGCCGTCCTTCGACGGCACCGCGGCGAACGTCTTCGCCATCGAGTCGACGTAGGACGAGAAGGCCGCCGGGCCGAACTTCTTGTGGAAGTCGGTCAGCTCCTGTTCGACGTTCGCGCCGAGCGGACGGCCGGCGAGGCGTTGCATCGCGACCGCGACGTCGTCGCGGCGCTTCTCGTCGGCCTCACGCGCGTCGATGCGCGCCTTGAGGGCGGCGTTCTCGCCCGCGAGCTTCGCGAGCTCGGAGGCCATCTGCGGGTCGGTGTGCTTGCTCATGCTCTCGGCTCCGGGTGCGGCCGCCGGCGCAGGCGCCGCCTCGGCCTCGGGTTGTTCGGTCTTCGCGCCGCGCTGCGCCTGGATCGCCGCGAGGATCATGTCCATGTCGGCGATGCTGATGCTGCCGCTCTCGATGGCCTTGCAGACGCCCTTCACGTCGACGCCGCCGCCCTCGGCCATCTTCTCGCCGTCCTTCGGCTTGTCCGCGCCCTTGTCGCCGCCGTCCTTCTCGAAGTTGGTCTTGGTCGTCATCGTCGCCTCGGTTTCGTCGTCGTAGATCAGGTGGGCGCTACGGCCCCGCGTGAAGCACGCTAGCACGGGCCCGTCGTTCGTGCGCTCGCGCGCGAGCCACGGGTTGCGGAAAGTCGCACTTGCGACGAGCGCGCCGCGGCCTGCGGCGAGCGCCTTGGACTCGTCGACCTGGCCGACCATCAGCATGGGCAGCTCCAGGTAGGGCGGCTCGTGGTCGAGCAGCGCGAGCGAGTCGATCGCCGGGTTCTCGACGTCGAGAATCTCGACGCTGCGGTAGGGCAAGCGCTTCGCCAGGATGTCCATGCCGATGCCGGGGTCGGTCACCACCAGGTCGGCGAAGATCGCGACGCGGCGGCCGCCCTTGAACGTGATCGGCGCCGCGCGCGTGATGCGGAAGAAGCCGGCCGCGCGGACGTCGCGCTCGGTGAGCGCGTCGCCGCCGTGGTGCCGCACGTGCAGCGGCGGCATGTAGCCCTCGGCCTCGGCGCGCTTGGCGCGCTCGACGGCCTTCGTGATCCAGTCCACGTCGAACGAATGCTCGAAGCGCGAGCACTCGCAGAAGATCGGCACGTCGTGGATCGTCAGCGCGCCGTCGGCGTCGCGGGTCGCCCTGTAGCCGGGCAGGCTGTTCGGGGTCGTCATGGTCAGCGGTCGCCGCGGTCGAGGCCGAGGCGGATGTTGAACGAGGTCAAGGCCGTCGGCGTCCAGCCGCCCGCGGTGCGCACCACCAGCAGGCCGAACAGCGAGCCGCTCGCGCTGACGAACGGCATGGGCGGGATCGGCGATCCCACCTGCTGGTTGTCGTTGATGACGCTGCCCGACAGGTTGCCGAACGGTCGGTAGATTTCGACATTGGACGCGGCGCCCGGCAGCTTGCCGCCGTTGCCGAACCGCAGGACGCCGACCAGCTTCGGAAGGTCGGCGGCGACGAGCGCCAGCGCTGCGTTGTCGACGAAGTTCGTCGGCTCCTCGTCGAACAGGAACAGGTCGAAGTCGAGCGTGTCGGTTTCGGTCACGCCGACGCGCGCACTGACGACGCATCCCGAGCGGCCGGCGCCCTTGAACTCGATCGCCTTCGCCGTGGACGCGCTGTCGCTGATGACGTCGTTCACGACGTAGGCGTTGATGTCGTTCGGACGCGCGAACGTGCACTCGACGACGTCGAAGCGCGACGGGCGGTAGATCGTCGCCGGGGTTTGCGTGCTGGTGATCGTGGTCATGGGTTCGGCTCCGTTGTGGTCGACTGCTGCACGATCCGCTCGATGCCAGCCCGGACGGCGTTGCTCGGCCGCTCGGTGTCACCGCGGATGAAGCGGTAGAGGGTAGCACGGTTCACGGGCACTTCGTCGGCTACCTTCGCGACGCCGCGCTTCGCGACGATCCGACGGAAGGCCTCGCACGTCTTTCGCCAGTCGGGACGGCTCATAGGGTCGCTCCGGTCAGGAACAGGTCGGGACGGCCGCCGTGCCGGAAGCCGGCGTCCGGAAACGCCGACGACGGCACGCGGGACTCGATGACGCGGCCGTCGCGGCCGATGCGGCCGGCGAGCTGCAGCTCGGCGCGCGTGACGTGCGACACCTGGCACCGGCAGTTGTAGCCGAGCGGCGGCGCGATCCGCGCCCACTCCGGGTTGTCGACGGCGAGGATGATGCCGTCCGCGGCGCCGTGGTTGTCGCGCGTGTCGCCGTCGCCGACAGCGTCGAAGCGGAACGCCGGCACGACGGCCTTGATGTCGGGGTCGCGCGCCTGGCGGAAGCGCCCGGCCGTGACCGCTGTGTTGACGTTCGTGCGGAACACCATGCGGCCGTAGCTGGCCGACCAGTCAGCCGACCGCTTGCGAATCTCGTTCACGGCGAGCGCCAGGCCGCGGCCGGCGGCCGTCTCGCCGAGGCCCTCGCGGAAGGCACGCGCAAGGTAGTCCTGCGCGGTGCGCGTGACGCTGGCCTCGGCGGCGCGGACGAACGCGACGACGCGGTCCTCGGTGTAGAGCTCGGCGATGCGTTGCGCGGTGCGCTCGGCCGCGCGCCGGATCGTCACCGGCGTCCGGTCGATGAGGTCCTGCAAGGCCTCGGTGAGCGTGACGCGCGGAATGATGTTCTGGCTCGGCTCGGCCTCGAACCGCAGCAGCTCGGCGCGCAGGCGACCGAAGTCGGCGCGCGGGAACCGCTGCTGTGCCGCGGCCTGCAGCTCGGGCACGCCGGCGGCCGCGCGCAACATCAGCGAAGCGCCGAGGACCTCGCCGACGCCCATCGTCTCGGCTGTGAGCCGCGCGAGCGCTGCGCGCGCGTCGGCCGCTGCCGGCCGGTTGTTCGTCACCAGCGCGACCAGCAAGTCCTGCACGCGGTCGACGTAGAGCGCCGCGTGCCGGCCCGTGAGGTCTTCGAGGATCGTGCCCGGGTCGATCATTGCGGGAACGGCGACAGGCCAGGAAGCGCCGGCACCGGCTCGGGCTTGGTGATGACGGGCTCGCCCGGCTCCGGCTTGCGAAAGCCGGTCTGTTCGAGCACGTCCTGCTGTGCGAGCTCGACGCCCATCGAGTTGAGGACCTGCGCCACCTGCGCGCGCTGCAGCGGGTCCTGGCGCTTCTCCTGTGTGATGCTGAAACGCGGCTTCTCACCCTCGATGCCGAGCTCGACGAGGTTCGCGTGGTTGCGATACCACAGGCAGCCGAGAAGGTCGTCGGTCAGCGTCTCTTCGAGCGTCTCGCGATCGAACTGCACCAGCGCCTCGGTGCTGTTCTCCTGGATCTCGGCGAGCGCGTAACTGCCGCCCTCGTTCGCCGCGGTCGTCAGGTTGGCGCCCAAGATCAAAGTGAAGATCGTCGATCGCAGCTCGGCGCGAACGTCCTGCATGAGCTGCCAGCCTTCGCCGGCCGGCTGGATGACTTCGACCGTGTCGCTCGAATCGTAGACCAGCACGTGC